GAAATCAGGGCGGGGTTTGTCGGGACGAGCGAAGGCTTTTCTTGGTTATTCGACAACGTGCGAAAGTATAAAGACTATCTTCGTGCGACTATCTTCGAAGCTCAGGGACCGTTCAAGGCGCTAATCGGGCCGCTGCGTGAGATGGAAAGTAGGGAGGAGTGCTACTTGAGCCTTGATCCGCAACCGGCAGAAGGTAAGAAAGATATACGAATCCGCAACGCGCTGCAACCTCTGGTTTCCGCTAACCTACTCTACATCGACGAGACCATTCGGTCTAAGTTTGACGACGAGTACAGACGTTTTGCCCCAGGAGCCAAAGCCCACATCGATATTCTTGATGCCTGTGCTTTGGCCCTTTCAAACACCATACGACCGCTGTCCGAAGAGGAGCGTCTGAAAAAGACAGTACTCAGAGAGAGGAGAAAACTGGCGTATACAACTAACGTCGCTGGTTACTAACGTATGGAAATTGGTCATAGCACGGTTTACCTGCATAAGGCAGAAGATTGGGTAGATGTATTTCTGCTCGGGGATTTCCACGAAGGGAACTACAACCACGATCACGAGGCGCTCGACGCATCGATCAAGATTATCAAGCAGAACGCCGAGAAGAATCCTTACACTTTTGTGATTCTGATGGGAGATTACTGCGAGTATATTGTTTCGCAGAGTGATCCCAGATGGGACCCTGTTGTCGTCAGTGACAAGTACAAGATCAAAGACCTAAAAAACCTTGCCTACAAGCAGACTGATATGCTTTTCGAAAGAATCGAGCCGATCAAACATCACGTTGTTGCTCTACTCGTCGGGAATCACGAAGAGAGCTTTATCAAGCACAACGCTTCTGACGTATACGACTATTTAACCAAGAAGTTCCCTGATGCAACGAAACTCGGCTACGTCGGTTATTACGTCTTCGACGTTGAATACCAAAACTCTACGATGAGGACGATCTTCGCGCTGAACCACGGCGAGGGCGGGGGCGGTAAGACACTCGGCTACCAGGAGAATAAGCTCTACGATTTGTTCCACATGGAAAAGAGCGCAGCTTACCGGATTGCTGGACACATGCACAGATTGATCACCCGTGATGTTCTCATGCGCGACCCCGATCAGTTGCTTCAGCGCGTGAACAGGGAGCGTATTTGGTACGGGTGTTCAGGATGTTATCTACGAACCTATAAGGTTGGACATAAGAACTACTTTGAGAAAAAGGGCCGCGAGGAGGCCGACATCGGTATGTTGAAAGCGAGTTTCAGATATTATCATAGACAAAAAGACGGTCGGCGGTTTTGGGTTAAACAGCACCTGCTGAAGAAGATCCAGTTCGATCTCAACGACGGCTCATGGGAGGAGAAGTGAGCGACATTTTCATCGACGAGGAACAAAAGAAAGAAGTAGTCACGTATTTACAGGAAGAGACCAACAAGGCGTTTTACGAGCGGGAGCTTGTAGAGCGCAAATGGATGAAGTGGCGGCGTCAGGCCGACGCACGACCGGAGAAAGACGTCAAGTCGTCTCCCTGGGAAGGCGCGGCGAATGTCTGCGTGCCGTTGACGGCCATGATCACCGACGGCATCTACGCGGCTATGAAGTCGGCTTTTGCGGCTCGCAAGCCGCTCATCACCGCCAAACCCCTTGATAAATCACCCGAGGACATCCGTCGAGCCGAGGTCATAAGCAAGTATCTGAACATACTGTTCTCGTCGCCCAGACATATCAACTACGACAAGATTTCGAATACCTTATATAGAGATTTGGTCTTGTTGGGCACGCAATTCGTGGAGATACCCTGGACGATTCAGCAGCAGATGTTCAAGAAACGCGATGATAGTGGAGCGTTGATACAGGTGACGCAGCTACAGAAAAACTGCCCGACAGTGGTACCGATCAGGCTTGAGGACTTCGTTGCGAGAAGCTACTTTACGGACCCGCAGACGATGCCCTGGTACGGTATACGGCACCGCTTCGCCGAGCATGAGTACAGACGGGAGGTTAGCCTTGGTTTCTTCGAAGACGTTTTGGAATCCAGAGAAGTCCTTGACGACGAAGGACTTGAACATGAGCTACGACGATCTGGTGTTTCTCTACAGAATACTCAGTTGTATCAAATTATCAAGTATCACCTCTTCTGGGACATCGACGGCGACGGGTTCTTCGAGGACATCATCGTCTGGATGGACCCGAACACTGGACACGTAGCCCGCAGCGAGTTCAACGAGCTGGGCGTTCGGCCTGTCGTGCGTTTACCTTACGTAGACGTTTCGAACAACCTTTACGCGCAGGGCACGGGTCATATGTGCGAGCACTTACAAGACGAGGTCGACGCTTTGCACAATATGCGAATCGATGGAACTCAACTGTCGATGTTGCAGATCATCATCGCGCGGCGCGGGTGCGGCTTCGAGGAGGACGAGGAGTTCTATCCGCTTGCGGTCAAGCTCGTCTCTGATCCTACGAAGGACGTGCAGATCGTGAAGTTTCCTGACATCGGCCCGACAAGTTTCACCGCCGAGTCGATTGCTAGAATGTATGCTGAAAGACGGACTGGTTACGGGCCTGCAACCGCAGGTTTTCCCGACGAATATGCGAAGACGCGTGCTACATTCTCGGGCCAGGCTCTACAGGCCCAACAGTCCGATAAGCTGGCGGCGGCTGTTCGGGATAATACCGGCGATGCATGGGGCGAGATTGCCCAGATGGTGGTCTTCCGCCTAATCGAGCATAGAGACGAAGTAGATTTGAGTCTTTTATCCGAGGAAGACGTGCCGATCATGCAGGACATCCTCAATATTCCAATCGAGGATATCCCGCTGAGGTTCCGCTTCTCGATCCAGATTACCGACACCGCCGAGACCGAAGAGGCGCGGAGGCAGGGCTTGCTGATGCTTGCCAATCTGTACACGCAATATTGGCAGGGTATCTTCCAGCTGATGCCGATGTTCTTCAACGAGATGTCGCCGCCGCAGGTACAGCAGGCCGCAGCTGGATTCTACTCGACGGCAGGTATCAAGGGACTGACCGGGGCTAGCGAGCTTATGCGCAAGATATTCGATTACTTCGGCGAAGACGACGTGAAAAAATACATACCCTACACGAAAGACCTTGAGATGTTGACTCAGGCGATCGAGAACATGAAGGAGATGCAGGTTAGAAATGTACGAACACGACAAGCCCAGGGGATTGCCGGAAATCCATAAGCAGGCTTTACGGGATCTCCGAAGCAACGAAACGATGTGGCGGGCGTTAACGCACCAGCGGGACGAGGTTCTCGTCGGGCCATTTACACAGCTTAGAACCGCCACCGATATGAACGATGTGATTTTTGCGAGAGGAGTCATCCACGGTATAGAGGAACTCTTCTCGAATGTACAACGACTGGCGAAGGAGGCCAAGGAATGAGTGACGAAGTAGAGATTAAGTTCGAACAGCCGCCCGAAGGCGATCCTTGGACCTCGTGGGAACCCGAGGAAGACTACGTAACTAAAGAAGAGACGGAAGAGCCTACTGAGGAGCCTACAGGTCCGAACAGAGAGGAGCTTGAGGCTGAGGTCGAGCGGTTGAAGACGAGCATAGCCGCCGCCGAATCCAGGGGAGACTCGGTCAGCGCGATGACTAAGTCAATTGAGGGCTTGCGGGAGGCGCTGACGCAGCCGACTCAGCCTGTTCAGCATCCGCAGGAGTCTGAGGAAGACTTCAACAAGCGGTATCAAGAGTTACTAATCGAGAATCCGGTTGCGGCCAACGAGGAGTTGATGAAGCGAAAGCTCGGTCCTATGCTCGGTCGGCTCGAAGGAGCCCTGATCAAGGTGACTCGGAATAATGTCAGGCGGGACAATCCCGAGACATTTGGGCGATACGAGGCTGAGATTGACCGGGAGTTTCAAACGATGCCCTACAAAGATGAGGACAGCTATCAGAAGGCGCACGATCTGGTCGTCGCGCGGCACTTGAGCGATTTGCAGGCTCCAACGAACGAGAAGATTGCGCAGTTGGAGAAAGAGATCGAAGAGCTGAAGAAGACTCGCGGAGCGCCGGCTAAACCCGCCGGACCTACGTATACGCCGCAGCAGGGACCGGGACCATCCAGCACACGGCCTAAGCGCGTTGTGTCGAACTATCAACGGCAGAAGGCCGGGCAGATAGCGTTGAGGAAACGAGGAAGCACCTCGTTCGGGAATCATATACTGGCTACGGCGCATCGGATGGTCGACGAGGGCAAAGCGAAAGACCTCGATGACGCACTTGGGAGGATGTAATGGACGATTTTTTGCACGTGACTATTGACACAACTTTCGAAGATATAGTAAAATGGGATGAACAATCTAAGCGGGTGGACTTCGCTCATGAGCCTGGCAAGTTCAAGGAATTGAGTGAGAAGCAACTGGAGCAGCTCAGTGTATGGGCCAAGCGGCAGTACTTCCTCTCGAAGAACATGAATAAGCAGGCGAAGGCGGAAGAGGAAAGCCCGATCAAGGGCTTGAAAGTATCCCCACGTTTAGTTTCACCGGGCAATAAGCTCGCGGTTGAGTATAAAGAGGGGTTTCGGGATAAGTGGCATCCCGCGTGGCTCCGGGCGGACGGGCATTACAAGCACTTGCGTGACGGCTACCAGCCTATTACGCACGAGGAGATTGAGCATCATTTTGCGCCCGGCTTAGGTGCTGGGTCTACCGTCCAAATCGGAACAGAGCGGGAAACAGAGCTGATCCTGTACAAGTTACCTCTTGAAGAGCACGAGAGGCGTTTAGCCGCCGCTGGTAGGGTTAGTAGCGATCGCGTTGCTACGAACCAGGAGAACACGATGGAGGCTATTCGTCAGGGGGGAGGCCAAGCCTCCAAGCCGCCCGAGGGCAACGACGGGAGAAACTGGTCATCCCTACCGGAATACGAGAGGTAGTTTAAGCCTCGGTTCGTATTCTAACACTCAATTTCGGAGCTTTATATGGCACAGGTAGCTAATTCAACCGGCTTCACGCCGGTCTTGAACCTGGCCGTCGGAACTTCTGCTGTCCCTATCTGGGACGCGCTGCTTAAGTCCAACAATCTGATCTCTACCGGAGACGTTGCATACGCCTCCGCTGGGTACGTTCAGGCCGCGCAAACGACGGACAAATACCCGGTAGGTGTTACTTCTACTCGACAGGCTACGAGCGTTACGACCAACGTTTCTGTTGGTTTGTTTCCCGCTGCCGACTGGGTAGTCTTTCGAGGTCAGTACGGCGGAACTGCAACTCAGGCTCACGTCTGGACAGCGCACTCAATCGCCGGAACCCGGGGCAAGCAGGAGATTTCTGACTCTGCTGGGGGCAAGTGTACGTGGATCATAGGTAAGGAGAGCACCTCTTCGTATGGTGCTTACACTACTATGTATTTCGTCTTTTCGAAGTCTAAGTTTACTGGCAAGACTTTCGATTCGGCTGGCCCGGCTGTTTAAGGAGGATTACAGATGGCTATTACGAATACGAGGGTTTTCCCCAAACACTTAGACGGAGATATCAACAAAATCTTCTTCGACGAATACGACATGTATCCGTCTCTGTTCGATAAGATCGCCAGGATTCAAAACATAGGTGTCGGGTCCGGCGGTAAGTGGACAGAAGCGGAGCTGTCTGGAGTTGGTCGTTTGCAGGCAATTAAGGAAGGTAATCCTTATCCTGCTGACCAGCCCAAGGAAGGTAATGAAATGACGGTCAAGCCGACCAAGTATGGCTTGATGCTTCACATTACCGAGGAGATGGTTAAGGATGATCGCCAGCAGAACTTCAAGAAGATGCCGGCCACCCTCGGTCGGTCTGCCGCTTACGAGCGGGAAGTTCAGTTCTGGGATCTTTTCAATAACGGTTTTGCGACGCACAAGGCGTGGGATGGCAACTACATTTTTGTCAAGACCACTCGTAAAACTTTAAAGTCCCTAGACAATCAGTACAACAGGCCTACTACGGATGCCGCTCTTAGCGAGACGCCGTTACAGGCGGCTTTTGAGTACTTCGACGGGCTTAAGGGAGCGAGCGGAATCCCGGTTGCGCCTTCTATGCGGCGCGTGGTCATCGTACCCAAGGAGCTTCGCTGGACTGTGAAGGCTCTGTGGGCTTCAGAGGGACCGTATCAGAGCGCGGACAGAAACATCAACACGCTCAAGCCTGAGAACATGGAGGAGGACTGGAGACCCCTGGTCAACATTCACTTGACTTCTTCTACGGCTTGGTTTGTGCTCGACCTGGACCTTCACGATTTCCGCTTCCAGTGGTACGATCCTATTCGGATGAGTTCGGCGGATGACTTCAATACCGATTCTGCCCTGTTCAAGGTGTCCGAGCGGTTCGGCGTTGGATGCTTCAATCCTATAGGGGGCTACGGGACGACCGGAGCTTAAGGAGGCTTTAAATGGCGACAAGAAACGAAACCCATCTTACACACCTCAACTTAGGCTCAGGAAATCTTTCTACGAGCGGAACAGCCAGACTTTCGACTCTCCAGGCTACATCGCCTGCGCTGAGTCACCCGGTTATGGGAAGTGTCTCGGTCATCGAGACAATTAACCTGAAGCAAACTTATGTGAATCTGGCAACCGGTAACGGACAGTATACAATCACGGGGCACGCTTCGGGCGACGTATTGCTCAACGCGAGCTACGTAAGATTTTCAGCAGGCGCGGTTCAAACCGCTGGTGCGGCAACAGTAACAGAGGCGTCTGACACGCTGGTGAGTTTTAGCGGCGTTGTTTCGACTGCCCTTGGTTGTCTCAACTGGATTGACGTTAGCGCATAATGGCTATTCCTGACATGAGCGGGCATGTCAAAGAGTCCGTATCTTGGACTTCTGGTGGGGTCACGTATCTGACCTATATGTATGCACCGTATAGGGCTACGCGTGGCCCCCATTCTTTTCAACGATGGTACACATGTCAAATCTGTGGGTTTGACTTTCCAGCATCGGAAATCGTTCATGTGGGCGGAGCACCCTATTGCACGCGATATCAACACGCAACGGAGGCGATGATTAGACGTGATCGGAATCATTAGTATCGGATTATCGCTATTAGCTATCTGTATAGGGATAGCGGCGTTTATTTACGCCCCGATCCACGTACAAATAGTTAAGATTAGCGAAACCAAAGAGGAAGAAACTGATTCTTTGCAGCGAAGACGCTGGGAAAATCGACTCGAAAGAATAATTATGGGTGAGACCATGAGGGGGAGGAGATAATGGCAAACGTTCTCTACAATACTGCCATGGAATACATAGCTAAGGGGTCCGTAAACTTTGCGACCCACTCATTTATGTACGCCGTCTTGACTGCCGGCTACACACCAGCCGCATCGCATGGTGTATGGGCGGATCTAAGTAGCGGTGAGACTGCCGGAGCTGGCTATACCGGAGGCGGGCAGTTAATGACCGGATTATCGGTCAATTTAAGTCAGGGATCGAACTATGTATATATTGATGCTAATAACGTCGTAATTTCCAATTCGTCAATCAACGGACGTTACGGTGTCATTTATGATACCACCCAGGTTTCCGACGCGGTAGTTTGCTTGCAGGACTATACTACTTCGTATACTTCATCGAACGGAAACTTTTCGGTAGCTTTTGCGAATACCGGATTTCTCTTAATGAGTCAACCATAGTCATAAGGAGGTTAGTAAATGGGATTGATCGAAAACTATGAAAAGATTCAGGCAGGCCGGATGCTAAAAGAGTGGGCATCGACGTTCGACTCTGAGCTTGTTGTCGCTGAAAAGATGGTTGACGGTAAGAAAGCAGTTGCTCCAATTATAACACACTGTGAGACTCTTCTTACTAAGATGACTAACTTGAAGACAGTATATCCCGAGAATGTTGCAGAAGTAGACAGTCTTTTAATAGGTCGGCAAAAAGACTTAAGTAATTTTAAGACCCTACATGAAATATAGTGGTAGTAGTGGATTGCGGACCTAACAGTGGCTGAAACAGGCGGTCTTTGGATCATCGACGCAGAAGAGGGCGATACTTCGGAGTTTGACGCTACTACGGTAGAAGCAGATAATGA